TATGCGGATGGCGGTAGTGGTGGGGCTACTGGCGATCTGTCAGGTGGGGCTGACGCTGCTACTGCTGCACGGAATCAGGAAATAGCGAACACGTTTAAAGACGCGTTCATTGGTGGCCTGCAAGAAGTCGGGTTGGATACAGAAACAATAGATGCTTTGTGGACTTGGGCTGAGGGCCGGTTTACTGGCGATGCGTCGTTTACTGCTGCGCAGGCAATGATCGAAGTTTATGATCAGCAGGCGTTTAAGGATCGTTTCCCCGGTATAGATCAGATGCGTCAGTCGGGTGACGTGCTGCGTGACATTCCTACACCGGCCGAGTATTTGGCGCGGGAGAAATGGTTGGCTCGCGAGTTGTCTCGTTACGGCATGGACACTCTTGGTGCCGATGTAAACAATTTGGTTACGCAGTCGTATCTTCACAGTATTGGTGATGGCGAGTTGTTGGAGCGGCTGCAGGAAGCGTCGCGTCTTATTACGGATGCCCCGCCTGAGGTGCGTGCCACGTTTGGCGACTGGTATGGGCCGCATGCTGATACTGCTTTGATGGCAGCATTTCTTGACCCTAGCGACGAGGTGTTCGGCGGCAAATGGAAGGATTGGGCGACGGTTAAAAGTAATATTGATGTTGCTGAGATTGGTGGCTGGTCGCGTATGAGGTTGGGGTTGGATGCGCCTATTACGCAGGAGCGGGCTGGTGCGATTGCTAAGTTGGGGTTGGAGCAGTCCACGATTTGGCAGAATTTTGATACGGTTCGGGCGCAGGAGGAGTTGTTTATCGAAAAGATTGGTGAGGGTTCCGATTTGACTGCCACTGGCGAGGGAGTTAGTGCTGAGTTTGGTTTGGATCTGGATGCGGCTGACATATTGGAGCGTAGGCGTGGTACCCGTGCGGCAGAGTTCGCTGGCGGCGGTGGTGCTATGATTACTCAATCTTCTACAGGATTTGGAGCGGCTAATGCCTAAGGTTGGTAAGAAGAAGTTTGCTTATACGAAGAAGGGTAAGGCTGCTGCGAAGAAGCACGCTAAGAAAACAGGGAAGAAGGTGAAGAGTGTTTACTAAGGATGTTCTTGAACGGGTGGCCGCTACCTTTATTCAGGCGTTCCTCGGTATCTTTGTAGTTGGTGGGGATATCGGTAATGCTAAGGCGGCTGCGTTGGCTGGTGCTACGGCTGCGTTGAGTCTTGTCAAGGGTGTTGTCGCCTCTAGGTTTGGTGACGGATCGGCTTCGGCTGCGTCGTGATCGACTGGGTTGGCTTCGCTGGGCTTATCGGAGCCGCCCTTATCAGTGGAGTGTTTGCTGTTCTCGCTACTAGGTATCGACGCGAGAATACGTCGCAGCATGCAGCGAATCAGGTTCGGCTCAACGGGATAGCGGACGATATCACTGAGATTGGTAAAGATATTCGTTCGGTGCGCGAATGGCAGCATCGCCATTTAGAGTGGCACGCCGAGCAGAAAGTATGATATAGTAATAAACACATAGGCCGCCGTGTGCTCTTACGGGCCGGTGAGTGCTTATCCGTTGAGATCGCCCACGCTCTCAATGAGTAGATAGTGGAGACTGAACCGGATCGTGACGACCGGGGAAGTTCCTTTAAGTCACCCACCGCACATTCCCTCCGTTTGTGCGCGATTTAGGCAGGAGAGACATCATGGCAGAGGCACAGGAAACCGGTATCAAGGAACTGCGTGATGCAGCCGACCGTGGTCGGAAGGCATCGCAGGAACTTGAGGAGATGAAACGCGAGATGGCGTTTCTGAAGGCCGGTGTGGATACCGATACGAAAGCCGGACAACTTTTGTTTAAGGCTTACGACGGGGATCTAGATCCAGATCTTCTTCGGGTTGAGGCAGAGGAGTTAGGCATCTTGAAGGGTGCTGATCCTGAGCCTGTACCGGAGCCGGAGGTCACGGAGGCTGAAGCGCAGGTTGCGCGGCAGCGCCGGGATTTGGTATCCGATCAGGTTCCACCTGATACTCAGACAGAATCCCCTTACGATGCAGGGCACAGACAGTTTAAGGAAATGCTTGACGCGGGTCGTCCCAAGGAGGACGCAGCGGCAGCGTTTGTTTCTACTGTGATTGAGGCTGCTTCATCGGGAGATGAAAGGGTTCTTTCTAGGTAGATGCCTACCTATGTTTACCGCTGTTCGGACTGCGACCTTCTTTATGAGAGATGGCAGCAGATGTCGGATGATGCGGACGAGATTTGCGAAGAGTGCGAAGGGTCTGTTAAACGGGTTCTTCAGTCTCCGCAGATAACGGCTTCATCTATGCCGACCCGAAAGAATGCTGTTCCCCCTAAGAGGCATGAGCCTCAGTGGGAGAAGGGCAGGGCTGGTGAACGCAGGGTTGATGGTTCGTTTGCACCGTATCTACGGCCAGCGGATCAAACGCCAATGGGTGTCAAAGAGTTTGCTGATAATCGCTCCAAATATGAGGGTCATTTGCGGAAGGTTCGGTCGGGTAACACCGGCTAGTCCATATACCTTCTACTCTTTGGAGAGATAACATGACAGTCAACCCTTATTCGGGGAAGGTCACTTCGTATGACCTTGCCGTTGGGGTCAAGATTGACATGGACGAACTCATTTACATGATTTCGCCTGTCGATTCTCCCCTCATTAACGGTGTCGCTTCAGATGGTCGCCAGATTCTGGCATCGTCTGGTACGACGGAGACTACGTTTAAGTGGATGGATGAGGAACTGTTGCTTCCTCGTGCAGCCGCTAGCGCAGCCAACGCGTCAACCGGCACCAGTGTTACTACAGTTACTGTGTCTACGACAGACATTTACAAGTTTCAGGTCGGTGACTTGCTTACCGTCATGGACGAGGGCACGGCGCAGCACGCCGCTGTCCTTCATGTAGATAGTCTTGTGCTCGCCACGGGTGTTATGACCGTTTCCGGTTGGGCGAACCACGCAGATCAGACCGCTATCGCAGTAGGTGACGTTGTTACCTGTCTCGGTACCGCTTTGGCTGAGGGTTCCGATCCCGGTACGGCACGTTCGGCAGACCGCACGCTCCGCTCTAACTACACGCAGATCTTCGGTCCTACGCCGATCTTCATGTCGCGTACTGAGCAGCAGATAGCCAAGTACGGTGTGAGCGACGAGTTCGCCAAGCAGGTTTACGGCCGCTCGGTTGAGAACGTCATCACCCGTGAGCAGGCTTACCTGTACGGCCAGCCCGTGAACGACACAACCAATAAGAAGCGCTCCACTGGTGGGCTGTCTTACTGGTTGACCAGCAATGTCGATTCGTCTTCAACCACGTTGACGACGACCACCATTGATACCCAGTTGCAGGCTTGCTACAACGCTGGCGGCATTCCCAATCTTTTGATTGCGAACCCGGCATCGTTGGCAACGCTGAACGACACAACCAACACCTCCACTGTGCGGCACACATTCGATGATCCGCGTCGTGGCAGGCAGTCGGTCATGTCGATTTCCAGCGAATTCGGTGAAGTCTCGGTTGCTCGCAACCGTTGGGTCAACGCCGAAACTGCGTTCCTTGTCACCAAGGAAGATATCCAGCGTCGCGTGATTCAGCCTCTCGTGGTTGAGGCTCTCGCGAAGACTGGTGATTCCGACAAGGTGCAGATCGTCTGCGAAGAGGGTCTGCAGGTCAAGGGCCAGCAGCACATGGCTTACTTCAGTGGGCTGACCGGTTACACCGGCAGCGCCTGATAGTCGATTGGTAGCGGGGGGCGGGATTGTCTCGCCCCCCGTAACCAGTTAGGATCTTTATATGCCTACTGTCGGTGATGCTGTTGTTCGTGCGAAGAGGTTGTTGAATAGCAATACTCGCACTGAGTTGGATGCGTTGGATGCGACGCTTTCCGCAGCGACTGATACGACTATTAATCTGAAGTACCAGACTGACGGGATCAGGGCTGGGTCGTATATTTCTGTTGGTGATGGCACTAATCCGCCTGAAACAATGTATGTGCATTCTCGTAATGGGGAATACGCAACTGTTCAGAGGAGTGTCGATGGTTCGACTGCTCCGTCAACATTGGGGGTTAGTAGTAACGAGTCGTGGCAGGCTGGTACCACTATTGAGGTTGAGCCACGGTTCACAGAGTTTCAGATCTTGGAAGCAGTGAGAGATTCG